ATATATAAATGCGTGCTGGTCGGATTCGGTGCCACGCCTCGAAAAACAGCCCCCCATGCCTTAATATATTGCGTGCGTGTGAGTACTATTATTTTTTTTCTTTTCATGTTTCATTCTTTGCCGTGTGAAGTTGTATCAACTCAGTGTTTATAAAAATATAAATCTCAGTATCTCCCTCTATATACTTTCAATAAACTATTTATAAGCGTCAATCAATAATATTTTTTACCTTGCTATATATAGCCTAAGCACCACCTGGAAAAACAATAATAATTTTTTTTTACATCTTGCTATTGACATATAGAAAATATTTCTATAACAATATATATATTCAACTTTTAGCAAAGGATACATTATGAAATATGAAACAATATTATTAATAGCAATAACACAATTCTTCTTATTATTGCCTATTAGCTTTTATCTATTATCTTTAAATATGCCAGTATTATTCTTTTCAGTATTTATGATCTCTGCATTATTTACAATAATAGTAATTTACTACCCATTAATAACAATTCACAACAACAACTAAGCAAAGGAAAAACAAATGAAAGTAACTAACATAACAAATAACAAAGGAAACAAAGTAGCTAACCAATTTATTGTGTATGATGATAACAATAATAAATACTTTCAATCATATAACAGCATAATAGTTAAGATTTCTAATTACATAAAAAATGAGAAAGGGTTGCCTTTATCATCAGTTACTCTTGATGAAAAGTATTGGAACTATTCTGCTACTACTAGCAAATATAGAAATATATTTTTAGAAGAAACAACAAAAGAAACACAAAGAAAAATTGATAAAGGTATTTATCTTTTAGCCAACCTTAACAAATAACCTTATTACTCTCGTACTGCAGGTCTATTCCTGCAGTATAAGAGCTATAAGAAAGCTCATAACCTAGCAACAGAAAGGCTAATAACATGACTAAACAAAAACAGAAAGAAGCAATTAAGTTCTTCTTAAAATATGCTGATAAATGGCATAGTTACGCTAATGACTACGAGACAGTTAATATAATTTCTAGTCTAGTAAACTTAAAAATACTTAATCATAACGAGTTTAACCAAGTAAAAGTTAATACTCATAACGCTAACTTATATTTAAACCAAGGATAATTTAAAATGACTAGTGAAGAATATTTAAAAAATGAGTTTAAGAAACTGCAAAAAACTAAATTTGGTTTTAGTGTCAAGATTTTTGACGGCAACGGCAATGCAACAAATCAAATGGAACTAACACCAAATAGAGCAAAAGAAATACTTAAACTACTACAAGCCAATCAAGAACTTATAGAGCAATTTCAAAGGAACTAACAATGACTAAAAAACAAATAGCAGAATATATTATAATATTCATTCTTGGCTTGTTTGTTACTGTCTCAGTAATAAACCCATACAAAGAGTATACCATTTGGAACGTAATATATAAAACCAAAGATCTTTATAACTAGCAAAGAAAGGAACTAAACATGATTAACTTAGATCATATTTACAATCTTATGTTAATCCACAAACAAAGGAAGGATTACAAAGAAGACAAAGACGACTGGTACGTAAGAGACTTACTAGCTGATCTAAAGCATTTTTGTGATGAGCATGGCATTGATTTTAACTACGAGCTTGAAAGAGCAGAAAGATTTTATAGCAAAGAGAAAGGACTGCAACATGAACAAAGAGGCTCAAAGAAAAGCCATAGCATCAGCTAGATACTTCAAAAACAAAGGAGAGATAGATATGTGGCATAGCATATGGCATGAGGGTAAACCCTACGATTATCATCTCTTAACAGAGTTTGATTACGAGTATGAGAAACACATTTGCTTAATGGTTGTTTACGAGGTTGAGAAACTCAAAGATGGCACATATGAAACAAATGTAGGTAACGAGCTTTTAGTACATCAATTCAAAGATTTACCAAAAGATTATTTAGAAAACATAGGTTGGTAAAAAAGAGGCTCTGCAAACATGAAATGCAGAGCCTTAACCTAGCAAAGGTAAGGAGAAAGTACCATGCAATTAACGAAAGAGCAATTTAAAACTATCAGAACAGAGCTGCAATATACTCAAAAAGAGTTCGCAGAAATGTTAGGAATAACAATTAGAATGATAACGTACTACGAGACAGGGCAAAGACCTGTTGGCAGAACTGTATCTATTCTAGCTAAACGTATTTACCAAGACGAGAAATAGGAGAGAAAGATGAAACTAGTAACATTTGAAATATTTGACGGAGAAAATTCTTACGATCAGTACAGTATATTTGAAACGGATATGTCTAAAGAAGAAATGATTGAAGAAGTTTATGGAGATGTTAGGAAAGGAGATCACAGAGAATATAAAGTATATTCTTGTCAAGACATAACAGAGCAAGAAGCATCTGTTCTTCAAAAGTTTCATGTAGCTTTTTTAAATTAATAAAAAAATTCTATCTATGCAGTACTATACTGCATAGATATACTTCATTGCAGTACTATAAAGACTAAGATATTTTTTTATTTATTTTAGTTTATCCATTCAGAAAGACTATAAAAACAAAACTAAGTTTTGATTATTGCCATACGGCTGTGCTTACAAGCTACGCTTGATTATATTCGAGGCTTAAATCCTGTCAAGAAAATAATTTATCTTGGATATGTTTACTGACATACCCATGCACAAAAAGAGAAACGTCTCTCATTCGTCTTTCACTATCTGATAGCTCTTTATAGTAAACCCAATATGCCTCAAGAGTAACGTCTATCATATGCTCACTGCCACGAGGCAGAGCATTCATAGCCTTCATAATTTTTATAAAACTTTCTTTTGTCTTGCATGAGTTGGCATATTTTTTAAATATATTAAATTTATTTTTTGGCATTGACACACTCATAATAGGTTAGGGCATAGCCAAGAATATCTTGTACAGAATCAACATGGTCAGGTGTTTCCATCAGCCTAGCTTGTTTTACTGCTATCATGCACAAAGCTACTTGCTCAGGAGTAACGTCAGTACCTAACAGGACAGACCATAACTTAGCAATGCGAGTATGATTATCTAAGATAGATCCATAGTCCTCGCCTCTCTGCTTGATAACATCAGCAGTCTTGTTTAACAGATCAAACTTATTCATTGCCATCAACCTCTTCAATAGAGGCTGACTTGTAAAACACAGGAGTGTACTTGCCAACGTAAGCACCAACAACATTGTAATAAAAAAACTCAATAGCATCATCTTCAGTCATGCCATCTCTGTCCTTTAGTATCTCTATACACTTATAATAATCGTAGACTGCAACCTCTTCCGAGCTTGGATTTGGTATTGTAATACCTATAAATGCTTTCTCGAATCCATCAGCTAATAACATCTCTTTCCCTCACTATGTAAAACCATGTTTCTAACTCTACTTCACAAACTAAATCATGCCCAGCACTAAAGTTCCTCGATAACACATCAAGAGAAATAACACACTTGATAGGACAGTTGTTAAACTTGTATATCAATACAGGTGTTAGCTTTAAAAAAGCAGCACTTTCTTTAGCTTGTTGCCACCAACTAGGTCTAAAGTTATTCGACCCACTCTTTTGATATGCTTTACATTCAATAGACCAACCAGGAATTATGATGTCAGCCATACCCTTTGATTGGTACTGATCTAGGTTTCTCTTTGCATCATAGTTCAAGTTCTGTTTTATGAGCTTACAGATCTGCCTCTCAAAAGATGCACCCTTGTTACGACTATCTGCCATCTATCATTCTCTCTTGCATTTGTTTAAGGAAATCATTTGCAGTGACTTGACCAAGTGTAGCTAACTCTATCTTGTTCATTGTATCAGGCGTTGGAAATCTCTCAGACTTCAATAGCCTACATATAGCTGAACGAGTCAGACCTGACTTGATAGCAAACTTGTTCTGTGAAAGTTTGTTCTTCTTTATGTACTCAATAAGTTTCATACTTAAATAATATTTAGTTGTTGACAATCTGTCAATTATAATTAAATAATATGTTGACAGTAAAGATTAACTAGAATAATCTAGTATCAAATAGCAAAGGGAGTAACAAAATTATGACTAAATATAAATACATTGTTTGGGTTGGTGGCGTAGATGATTACTACGAAAATTATGAAGATGCCAAACGAGATTATAATGAATGGATAGACAAAGGTTATGATGACGTACAGATTGAGGAGATAGAATAATGAATATCAGAGAACAGAACGGAATGTTTGTTTGTCAAGATTGTAGCTATGTTTATAGCTCAATGTTGGGAGATGATGAGATACCTGAGAACTGCGATCAATGTTATGTTTACGACAGAGAATGTCATGACTGTGGAGCAAAGACTTGTGCAGAGGTAGCATACTTTTATGAAGATAAAACATTTTGTGAGGATTGCCCACCTGACGGATATGGAGAATAGATTGGCAGAGATACCTGATTACAGACTTAACTTTGGCATTGAACATGAGAGTGCAAGCAATGGCACAACAACCAAAGACGAGATGATACTCAAGCATTACCTAAGAAAAGAACATAAGATGTCTTTTCCTATGGCATCAAGACCTATAGCTGGTATCAAAGTACAAACTGGTGTTGATTGTGCAATGGGATTACATAACTTCAGTCCTATCAGAGGTGTCCAAGAACCAATGGATATAAACGAGGCAGTAAGATATGCACTTACAGAATATCAAGGTTACACACCTAGAACATGGGATAATGGCAAAGATGCAGAGGAATACGAGGAGTTTCGTGAGCATATCCCTGAGATGATAAAGCACGCAGTTGATGGACTGCACAAGTATTTTGAGGGTGTCAATCGTATCGAGGGAGAATCAATGAAGCAATTTGTTGAACCTAAGATAGATGTACCAGTTGTTTTATATCAAGATTACTCAGGTGGTGGCAGACAGATAGATCTAAAATGCTCACTACCTATGAGAAACCCACCAAAGAAAGATGGTACTAGGTCTTGGCGTGTACCTAAACCTAAGACAGAACCATCAGCACAACAAGTTATGCAACAAGCAGTCTACTGGAAAGCTACAGGAGAGAAACCAGCTTTGTTGTTTGTAACTGCATCAGGTTACAACATAGTAGACGAAACCAATTGTGAGCTTATGACAGAGGATAATCTGCAAAAGGCTTATGATGATGTAGTACGTTCTTGGTTAGTTACTCAGAACTTACTCAAAGCAAGTAGAGGTTCATGGAAGACGTTAGCTGGACTAGTTCAGCCTGACATGGTGCAGATAGCACAAAGACATGGACCTAACATTACCAACCTAGCTAAACAACTATGGAGTATAACATGACAAATCCAAAAACATTAAGAAGAAACCTAGACCCATACACTAGCCACGAGAGTGCAGAGAAAGTTGACACTAATCGTATGGAAAAGATTGTATGGAGTGTGATTGATTCATTCGGAGAAAATGGCTGCATTTCAGACCAAGTGCAGTACGCTTTACCCGAATACCGATACAGCACGATTACAGCACGCTACAAAGCGTTAAAGGAAAAAGGGTTGATTGTTACTGATGGAACCTCTTTGAAGGCTGAGAGTGGCAGAAAACAACTTAAAATGTGGAGTTCAAGATATTACTACCATGAATCAGTGACTGAAGAGGATAGAATACAACATATGGCAGAAGAAAGAGCTGGGATATGATAAACGAATTAGTTAGCAAATGGCAAAAAGAAATGACTGATACTGAACAGTATCATGCACAAGCTATAGATCT